TCCCGTGGCAATTACGGCGGGCGCAGATATTCCTGGCTACACAGCTGGCAGCCCAATGAGCAACATGAACGATGTTGCTTCAGCGTTCGAAAAGCGTATCCACGCTCTACGTCGCGTTAATGGTGGAGATGGAGAACAACATATTGTTGCATCTATCGCTACTCAATACCCAGAAGAGCGCATTCTTACTCAGGATGCAGAATCAAACTGGGCAAAAGTCCAAGCCGTAACAGGCCCAGAAGCACTTGTTGCATCTGGTGGACACTCAACCCCATTCGAAGTTAAGTACGACATCTTCGGTATTGGAACAACAGCTCGTCCACTTCGTGATGCGCTACCTAAGTTCCAAGCTGATCGTGGCGGTATTCGCTTCGTAACACCACCAGTTCTTAGCTCATATGCTAACGCTGTTGGTATTTGGACCGCAGCAAACGACTCAGCAGAAACACCAAACCCAGCTGCAAAGCTTAGTTTGACTGTAACCGCTGCAGGAGAAAACACTGTTGCAACCGATGCTGTAACTCTACAGTTGCAGTTCGGTAACTTGATGACTCGTGCTTACCCAGAACTAATTGCTCGTCACAACGAGCTTGGTCTGATTCAGCACGCTCGTGAAGCAGAAGGTCAAATCTTGACCCGTCTAACTGCACTTTCAACTGCAGTTACTTCAACTTCACTTATCGGTGTAGCTCGTGACTTCCTAGTACAACTAGGTCGTGCAGCTTCTAACTACCGTGCCCGTCATCGCCTAGAAGCAGATGCTCCACTTCGTGTTATTGCTCCAGCATGGATCAAGGACGCAATGGTGGCAGATCTAGCTATTGCAGCACCTGGTGACAACACCCTTAATGCCGCTGCAGAGATCGATGGTTACATCGCATCTCTCAACATCACCTACCACATCGATGATTTCACCGATGCACAAGGTGCTTCTGCAATGAACGAGTTCGCAGACACATTCGTCTGGTACATGTTCGCAGAAGGAACATTCTTGTTCCTTGATGGCGGAAGCTTGGATCTCGGAGTTATCCGTGATTCCACCCTTGTTGGAACCAACGATTACAAGATGTTCGTTGAAACCTTCGAAGGTGTTGCAAAGGTTGGCGTTGAGTCACTCAAGGTCACATCAACCATCTCTGTTAACGGTGTAGCAGCAGCTCTCCGTGATACAACAGGTGGCGCAACAGCTGCGGCAATCGAATACTAAACCGTAAGCGATAGCCAAAAGTAATTAAGTCAGAACCCGAGCAGACACTTAGAAAGAAACAGGAGAAAACTAGAAATGGCGTTTAGAGGAATCTATCCAGCACCAGATTTGGTTCAAGCACCTTGCGGACTTCTAAGTGTCGCTCGGGTTATGACACACACCGCTGCAAATTACGATGAGCGTTGGGTTCGTGGTTTTAGTTACGAATTTGATTCACAACCAGAAGTAGAAGTATTTACAGTAAACGATGCAGCTGCTAGTGCAGTTGTAGGAACATCAACTCTTCCACAGTTTAAAGAGTACGATCCATTTTTTATTCAAGTAACAGATACTCGATCATATTTTGGTATTAATGGAGAAGATCGCTTTGCAATTGCTAAAAAGCAATTAGAAGCAGCAACACAAAAGGCAGTAGAGCTTGAGTTTTGGGAAGGCAAAGCTTCAATTGCTGAAACAAATGGGAATGATTTTTTAAGGGAAACAGGAGTAGCAACCGTAGTAAATAGCGGTGCTCTAGCTCCAGCAACAGCACTTATGCTGTTGGAACAAGCAATTTCTTCATCGCCAGCAGGAACAAACGGAGTCATTCACATGACCCGCGATGTTGCTTCGATCCTAGGATCTCGCATCATCTACCTACCAGCAGATGGAGGAAAAACAGGTAAAGCAATGACTCGCTTAGGAACAGATGTTGTCATTGGATCTGGTTACACAGGTGCTGGTCGTCTTAGTGACGCTAACACCTCAGCATCTGCTTCAAATAAGTGGATGTTTGCAACTGGCCCTGTTGATATACACCTAAGCAAAATTGAGATTGTGAACGAGAATCTTGGTCAAGGTGCAACTGTAAGCACAAACACTAACGACTTAACAGTCAGAGCAGTTCGTGCAGCAGCGGTATACTTTGACCCAAGTATCTTTTACACAATTCGTCTAGCACTACCCACAACCTAGTAAGAAATAAACAAAGGAGAACACTGGAATGGCCACTCAGGACTATGCGGCTAGCGTCCAAGGTGTGGCGATCCGAGTCACAAGACTGGACGCCGCTGGCAATTTGCTCAATGGAGCAGGAGACAGCTACACAACCTCGGCGTTCCTCCGCACATCTTTCACCCCAGAATATGAAGAGGGTGACGAAATCGTTGAGAAGTCAGCAGACGGCACTGTATGCGTGTCATACAAAGCCCCTGACACACTTAAGCGAATCACAATGGAACTTGCAATTTGCGAACCAGATACAGAACTTTCACAACTAATCTCAGGCGGTTTGTTGCTTCGTAAGAACTTCGGTTCTTTCGCATCACCAAACAATAAGTCAGTCGGTTGGGCCGCACCATCCGTTGGCGATGACCCTTCAGGCAACGGTGTTGCACTCGAGTGCTGGTCATTTGCTGTTGCAGATGGTCGCCGTGCATCAACTAACCCATACTTCCACTGGGTATTCCCATACGCAAAGCTTCGCCAAAGCGGAGACCGCGTTATTGAAAACGGAATGCTTGCAACAACATTTGAAGGTTATGGACTTGGAAATGTTAACTTTGGTTCAGGTCTAGATGGCCGCTGGGAGTATCCAGTAGCAACTGAGCGTTCATATTCATATGCTCGTACCTCATACTCACCTACAGGTTTAAAAGGCTTCTACCGCTGGTTTGATGATTCTACTAAGACAGTTTCAAACAAGGCTATTACTTCAAACATTGCAACCCTTACAACAGGTTCAGCACATGGCTTTGAAGTTGGTCAGAGCGTAACTGTAAGCGGTGTAGATGCTACATTCAACGGTACTTTCACAATTACCGCTGTTCCAAGCACAACTACATTCCGCTATGCCAAGACCGCTAGTGATGTTGCATCAACAGCAGTAAGCCCAGTCGGTTCAGTACTTCGTAACCGTGGATACCTTGCAGTGACAGATTTTGACTCACAAGGCTCAACATCTTCATTTAACGTTCCAGGCAGCGAAGAGTACAACGCAGATCTACCAGTTGACTTCATTATTGCGTCAACCGAGGATCCAACCGCTTAATTCATTGAGAAAGGCGGGCATTGAGCCGATGGTTTCCCAACTACGGTTTGTGCCCGCCTTCTTACTTAGAGACGAGGTGAGAGTATGAGCAATCTTTGGGTAACACCAGAAGAGTTAGGCACATACACAAATTCTGATTATGCTTACGAAGCTTGTAAATCAGCCTCTTATCTTCTTTGGGGAATGTCTGGCCGCAAATATAGCGGGCTAACAACAGTAACAGAGCGTTATGTATCTTCTTACGATCCATACCTTCGTTCAGGAGGATCAAGTCTTACTTTTACACCAGTACTAGTAGACGGCAATGTTGTAAATATTGCATCTGGCGGTTTTAATCGTTATGCAGATGATGACTTTCAGGGTGACGGTACATCAGCAAACTCTCGTCTTAGACTTCGTGGTCGCAAAGTAGTTAAAGTACATACTCTTCGTGATCTTGATGGAAATATTATTGAACCAGATAAATATTATTTATCAGACCACTCAACAATTCTTGGCGTACCAGGTGCTGGGTGGTCACCATCTCAGGTAGAGGTTACCTACACATATGGAAGCCCTCCTCCTACAACAGGTCGTGCAGCAGCCCGTGTCCTTGCTACAGAACTTGTAAAGCTATACGAAGATGACGATACCTGTGCTCTTCCACAAAGAGTTACATCTATCTCTCGTCAAGGAGTTTCTTATACAGTTCTTGATAACCAAGATTTTATTGATGAACTAAAGACTGGCATTTATGCTATCGATCTTTTTCTAAAAACAGTTAACCCAGACAAGGCTCGAGCTCGTGCTCGTGTCTTTAGCCCAGATCAGCCTCGTGCTCGCCGTATTACTGGAGCTTCTCCTCTCTACCCACTTAGCGCATTTGATCTTTATGTAACTGCAGAAGGAACATCTAATCTTTATTATTTCTCAGAAATTAATGGAGACTTTTTAGATTCAGACAATAACTGGACAATTCAAATTGACTTCTCTGATATTAACAACAATACAACTTCTACTATTACAAATGCAGCTGCTATTGATAGAACAGAAAATACAATAAGAGTAAGTGCAACATATAAGCAAGTATTAGATGTATTAGGTCCTCGTGACCCAGGAATTATGGATATGTACGCAGTTCGTCCAAGTCTTGCAAATCCAGCAGTCGACGAGATTGTTCCTATTATTTCAGGTAATATCATCATGCAACTCGGCGAACGAACAATTCCAATCTATACTGTATAACTAGAAGTACTAAAAGACAAGAGGACATATGGGCTTAGATATAAACACCGCAACTGTATCTGCAGACGCTAAAAATTTAGCTAACTTAATGCAGTCTGTTTTAGATCAAGTAATTGTTCAATACACCTCATATAACATGCCTCTTCCTGGACGTCGCTATTGGACCTTAGGATCTCCTGCAGTTGATTGCGAGCAAGTTACTGTATCTATGTTGCAAATGTACTTAGGATCTCCAGGAGATGAAGCTACAGCTCCTCGTAGATGTAATGACCCTCGTTCTGTAACTTTACTTGTTCAAGTAGCTCGTGAAGTTCCTACAGTAGGACAAAATGGAAGAGCACCTTCAGGGGATGCAATTCAAGATGGTGCAGAAATTTCTGCATATGACGCATGGATTCTGTTAGATAGCGCTGCTGAATTAGATCGTTGGGAAACTAATGGTGGATTCGGTTTAGGTGTTATTGCAACAGTAGAAACCAACTCCCCAGAGGGCGGGTTTCAAGTAGTAACTATGACTCTAACATTGGCGGTTCCATAATGGCTAGAGTTAAGTTCTACGAATCGGTTTTAGATAACTTCCTTAATAATCCAAATGGAGAAGTAGGGCAGTTTCTAAAAGGTAAAGGAAATGAAATTCTTACACTTGCCAAAGCAAAGGTGGGAGTAAGAACTGGAAGACTCCGCAACTCTCTTCATATGAGACATATGAGAGATCCAAGGGGGCAATATATCTGGGTCGGATCGACTTTAGATTATGCATTAGCTCATCATGAAGGAACTGCACCACACACAATAACTCCAAAAAGTGGAAAAATGCTTCGCTTTGTTTCACGAGGACAAGTTGTGTACGCACATTCAGTGCAGCATCCAGGAACGAGAGCTAATCGTTATCTAAGTGAAGCTCTTAAAGCCAAGATATAATTATCACAACGACAGATAAGGAAAACTGATGACAGCACGATTTAAAGATTTTGGAGCTGGTGGAGAACAAAACACCGAACCAATCTCGTTTAAGCTTCATGGTGAAGACTTTAATTGCGTAAAAAACCTACAAGGTAATGCGCTTTTAAGTCTTGTTGCAAAAGCTGGCAGTGGAAATGCTACCGATGCAGCTGACACCGTTAAAGATATTTTTTCAAAAGCTCTTTTACCAGAAAGCTATGAGCGATTTTCAAAACTTATCGATGACAAGGAAAAGATTGTAACTGTAGAAACACTAGGCGAAATTACTGCTTGGTTAGTAGAACAGTACTCAGGCCGCCCTATGCAGGGGCCAGAGCAATCTCAGAGTGGGCAGTAGACCTCTGGCCTTATATAAATGGTAAAGCTTTAACGCAAGGATTGAGATTGGAGAGTATGGATATGTCAGACATGTTAGATGTCCTTCATTACTATATGGAATCTGATTTTAATGTCTCTACTGCCGAACAAGCAGAAGCTAGAGATAAAGCTAGAAGCATTATCTACAAGAGTCTATATCAAAAAGAATATAGATTTTCATCTTCAAAAAAAGAAGGTTTTTCTCAAACTAATGCAAGTGGTATTGAGGAAGATTTTCAACAATTTGATCCTGAAAAAGGACCAACGAAGTCTTATGTCCCACCGACAGACTTTAACCCTGACTCCGTAAATCCTTTCGGAGACATATTAGATGCACCATTTGGTAACTAGGAGGTGATGGCATGGCAGTTGTAGGTGAAGCATCGGTAATTGTTCGTGCCATCACTACTGGTGTAAAAAGAGATATACAAAGTGCTTTTGACGGTGTAGATAGGGTAGGTGAGCGTGCTGGAAATGATGCTGGATCTGGTTTTTCTAGAGGATTTAGAAAAGGTAGCGGAGATGTAGCTTCTTTATTTGGAAAGTCTTTAAATCAAGCAGATGTAGATAGATTTACTCAAGCTAGACAAAAGTTTTTAGGGTTAGTCAGAGCTGGTTATGTTTTGTCAACAGCATTAACTGCTGTAGGTGGAGCTATAGGTTCATTAATTGGCGGACTAGGAGTTTTAGTTTCGATAGCTGGAGCAGCTACCCCTGCACTTCTTGGATTGTCTGGGGCATTTTTAGCGGTTGCGGCAGGAGCTGGAGTACTTAGGGCAGCCTTTGGTGGCGTAGGAGAAGCTATTAGTGCTGGTGCAAAGGTAGGACAAGATGCAGCAGGAGATGCAGATAGACTTGCTGCAGCAAATGAAAGATTAGCAGATGCTTATTACAATTTAGACGACACTGTACGTCAAAATAATGAAAGAAAAGCAGATGCTGTAGAGGCAGAATCTGATGCAGCTATTGCAGTTGCAGATGCAGCCCTTGCTGTTGAAAGAGCTGAGCGATCTTATCAAGGTGCTGTTAAAAATACTGAAAAAGCCCTTGAAGCAGTTACAGAAGCTCGTGAAGAAGCTAAAGAAGCAATTCAGCAACTTCGCTTTGAACTTGAAGGCGGAGTTATTTCTGAAAAGAAAGCACGTCTTGAGTTTGAAAAAGCTCGTGACTCTCTGCAACGTGTTCAAGACCTTCCACCTAACTCCCGTGCTCGCCGTGAAGCTGAGCTTGCTTTTGCTGAAGCAGATCTCAATCTTCGTCGTGCCATTGATAAAAACAACGATCTTCGCAAATCAACTGCAAAAGCAAATCGTGAAGGTGTAGATGGAAATAAGTTAGTAATCGCTGCACAAGAAAGATTGGCAGATGCTAAAACATCTGAAAGCGATGCTCAAATAGATGCTGCAAGGTCAACTATTTCTTACAGAGAA